CTTCTTTATATGGTCTTAATGCGGTTGCTGGTTCTTGGGCAGTTGTTATGAGGATATACAATGATGATATATGGAAAGAAGTTAAAGCTGGAACTTATAAAGGTCTAAGTATAGAAGGATATTTCGCTGACAAAGTAGCAATGCCAAAAGAGAAACTTTCTGCTGATGACAAACTTGTAAAAAATATAATAGAAATTTTAAATGCTTAATCTAATTAAAAAAATTATGGGTAATAAAAACAACAGCCCCAAAGGGGGAAAAAGAGGGTGCTTATGTGATGACAATACATACAGTGCTAAGTGCTGTGAAGGCGAATTAATAAATCAAGGCGTTGGAAGTATGGTAAGCGGTCAAGTTGGTTCTGTCACAAACACCAATACACCTAGAACCATAATCAATAGCAGAGGCTAGAAAACATTTCTTGTTTTTTTACAAAAACATAACAAAGGAATTTAATAATTGTTTTAATATAAATAAATCTTATGAGTGCAACCAAACAAATTAACAAGATTAAAACCTTGCTTGGCTTAGAAGTAAAGCTAGAGCAGATGGCTCTTGACAATGGCACTATTTTAGAAGCAGAATCTTTTGAGGTTGGAATGGAAATTTTTGTCGTAAATGAAGAGGACAGAATACCATTACCAGCTGGGGATTATATGCTTGAAAGTGGTAAAATGTTAGCAGTAGTAGATGAAGGTGTTATAGCTGAAATCAAAGAACCTACAGAAGAAGCCCCAGAGGTAGAAGTAGAAGTAGAGGCGGAAGCTGAAACAGCTACACCTAAAAAGGTAGTAGAGTCTATTAGTAAGGAAATGTTTTTTGCTGAAATTGAAAAGCTAAGAAGCGAAATTACTCAACTAAGGACAGATTTATCTGCTGAGCCTATTGTAGAAGAAGTAAAAGAAGTAGAATTATCTGCAGAGCCTATTAAGCACAATCCAGAAGGGGTTGTAAATAAGAAGCCTTTACAAGTGTATTCTAAAAACAAATCAAAATCTACGACTGACATCGTATTTAGTAAATTATTTAACAAGTAAAAATAAATAAAAAATGGCAACAACTACAAGCATTACAACTTCATACGCTGGCGAGGCGGCTGCTGGGTACATCTCTGCAGCTTTACTTTCTGGTTCTACTATCCAGAACGGTGGTATTGAAGTAAAACCAAACATTAAATTTAAGCAAGTTATTAGAAAGCTATCTACTGATGGACTTCTAAAAAATGCTTCTTGTGATTTTGACCCGACTTCTACAATTACAACTGTAGAGCGTATTTTACAACCAGAGCAGTTTCAAGTAAATTTACAAGTTTGTAAGTCTGATTTTGAAAGTGACTGGGATGCAGTATCTATGGGGTACAGTTCTTTTGATTCTTTACCCGCTACATTTGCTGACTACATTTTAGGACACGTAGCTGCTAAGACTGCTGAAAAGACTGAAAAGAATATTTGGTCTGGCACAAATGCAACAGCTGGAGAATTTGATGGATTAGTTACCTTAATGACCGCAGACGCTACTGTTGTTGATGTAGTAGGTACAACGGTAACCGCTGCAAACGTAATTGCAGAACTAGGAAAAGTGGTAGACGATATCCCAGATACTTTATACGGTAAGGAAGATTTATATATCTATGTTTCTCAAAACGTAGCTAGAGCCTATGTAAGAGCATTAGGTGGTTTTGCTGCTAGTGGTTTAGGTGCAAATGGAACAAACGCAGAGGGTACTCAATGGTACAACAACGGTTCACTTTCTTTTGATGGTGTTAAAATCTTTGTAGCAAACGGTTTAACTAGCAACTATATGGTAGCAGCTGAGAAGTCTAACTTGTTTTTCGGAACTGGCTTACTTGCTGACCATAATGACGTGAGATTGATTGATATGTCTGAAACTGATGGTTCTAAAAATGTAAGAATCGTAATGCGTTTTAGTGCAGGAGTTCAGTACGGTATTGGTTCTGATATTGTTTTATACACACCAGCATAAATTTAACTAGGGGGTTTAATAGCCCCCTTTTTTACTAACTTTTAAACAGATAAAAATATGGCTTGTGATGCTACTCTTGGGAGGCTAGAACCTTGCAAAGATTCTGTAGGAGGTTTAAAAAGTATTTACTTCGTAAACTATGCTGCAACTGCTTTAAGTGGTGCAACTTTAGATGCGGATGGAATTGTTACTGCTTTTGGAACTGCCCTTACTTTATACAAATACGACTTAAAAGGAACTAACTCCTTTGATGAGGCTAATGAAAATTCCAGAGAAAACGGAACTTCTTTTTGGACTCAAACAGGTACAATAGTACTTAAAAAACAAGATGCCGTTACTCAGAAAGAACTAAGATTAATCTCTTATGGCAGACCCATTATCTTTGTAGAGGACTATAATGGTAACTATAGAATTGCTGGTTTTGAAAACGGCTGTGAGGTTGCTGTTTCTAGTGCTAGTGGTGCTGGTATGGGAGACTTAAACGGTTATAATCTTACCTTTACCGGTCAAGAGAAAAACCTAGCTACTTTTGTTACTGCTTCTATTATAAACGACACTACTAATACGGTTGTTGTTGTAGGAACTTAATTACTTTATTTACTTTTTTAAAGAGGGGCAAGTTTAACAACTTAGCCCTTTTTTTGTTTTTATAAAAAGGTAAAATATGATTGTTTTAAAACCTATTAGCACTAACCAAACACTAAAGTTTATTCCAAGAGAATACGCTGCTACTAAGGTTATAATAACAGATGAAGCTACTAATACAGAGGTAGAAATAAGTGGAACTTTTACTATTGATAAATACTATTTAACAGCCTCTTTAATATTTGATTTAAAAGAAGGTAGGTTCTATAATTTAAGCGTTTTAAATGGAACGGAAATAGTTTATAAGGATAAAATATTTTGTACAACGCAAACAGCTTTAAACTACTCTATTAATAAAGACGAGTTCACAAGCAATGTTTCATCAAATGAATACATCATTTTATAAATGGAAAATATACACATATTAAATCTAAGTAAATACACCGCCCCTAGTATTGTAGAGGTTAAAAATAAGGAGTGGGTTAATTACGGTACAGATAATAATTACTTTGACTATTTGATTAAGCGTTATGTAGGTTCTACTACTAACAATGCTATAATTAATGGTATGTCTAAAATGATATACGGTAAGGGGGTTGATGCTACTGACTCTAATAGAAAACCAGAACAATACGCACAGTTAAGGTCTATAGTGTCTAAGGAGTGCTTAAAAGCCGCTGTAATGGATAGGAAGCTATTAGGTATGGCTGCCTTGCAAGTTACTTATGATAAAGGAAAAGTAAAAAAGGTTACTCATTTTCCTATGCAGACTTTAAGGGCTGAAAAATGCAATGAAGATGGGGAGGTAGAGGCTTGGTATTACCATCCAGACTGGTCTAAATATAAACAAAGTGATGAGCCTAAAAAAATACCAGCATTTGGGTATAACGGCAAAAAAGACAATGAAATATACATAATTAAACCTTATGTAACTGGTTCTTATTATTACCCACCAGTAGACTATCAAGGTGCTTTACCTTATGCTTTATTAGAGGAAGAAATTGCTGACTATTTAATAAATGACACCCTAAACGGATTCAGTGGTACTAAGGTAGTAAACTTTAACAATGGTATTCCAGATAAAGAAAAGCAAGAGGAGGTAAAAAACAGTGTTTTAAGTAAATTAACTGGTGCTAGAGGAGAAAAAGTAATAGTAGCATTTAATAATAATGCAGAAAGCAAAACAACGGTAGACGATATACCGCTAAATGATGCACCAGCACACTACCAATACCTAAGTGATGAGGCGTTTAAGAAGCTAATTGTAGGGCATAGGGTTACTTCTCCTATGTTATTAGGGGTAAGAGATGGTAATAGTGGCTTAGGAAACAACGCTGATGAGATAAAAACAGCTACTTTATTGTTTGATAACCTTACTATTAAGTCATATCAAGAAGAGTTTACTGATGGTTTAGAAGAAATACTAGCGGTTAATGATATTAGTCTAAAACTTTACTTCATTACTATACAACCTTTAGAATTTACGGATACTACTGGTATGGATGCAGAGACTAAAGAAGAAGAAACTGGTATAAAAATGTCTGCACAAAGCAATCCTTTAATAGATTTAGGAGAAGATTTAGAAGATGAGTGGGAATTAATAGACTCACAAGAGGTGGATTATGAAACAGAAGATAAATTAGACGCAGAAATAGAGGCGTTAAACAACCCTAAACAATCTGTATTATCTAAAATGTGGAATTTTGTTAATACTGGAACCGCTAAACCTAATAGTAAAAGCAAACAAGATGAAGTTATAAATGGCGTACAATATAAAGTAAGGTATAGATACAGTCCTTTAACCTACGATAGTAAAACTGTTAGAGATTTTTGCAAAAAAATGGTAGATGCAGACAAGCTATATAGGAAAGAAGATATTGTTTCTATGGAAAGTCAAATAGTAAATAAAGGTTGGGGGGCTAAAGGTGCTGACAAGTATTCTGTTTGGCTTTATAAAGGCGGTGGTTCTTGTGGACATAAGTGGTTAAGGCAAACTTTTAAAGGAAAAACAGAAGGAAGCCTAACAAATATAGACCCTAATATATCTACGAATAAAGCGCAAAAAGATGGACTTAGACAAGACAATCCTAAAGAGGTGTCAATGAAGCCTAGAGATATGCCAAACGAAGGATTTTTACCAACTAACAAAAGATTTAACTAATGGCTCAACTATTTATAACACCAAAAGACCTTAAAAGGTATAGTGTATTTAGCGGAAACCTAGATACTGATAAATTTATACAATGGATTGAGGTTGCTCAAGAAATTCACATACAAAACTACTTAGGAACGCAGTTATACGAAAAAATAGAGACATTAATAACTACAGATGCTTTAGATGCAAACCCTACATATAAGACCTTACTAGAAACATACATTAAACCTATGACTATACATTGGTCACAAGTGGAAATGCTACCATTCTTGGCTTATACGGTATCTAATGGTGGTATTTACAAACATACAAGCGAAAGTAGTGAAACAGTAACTAAAGACGAAGTGGATTATTTAGCAGAACAAGAAAGAGACATAGCCCAGCATTATACCAGAAGGTTTATTGACTTTATGAGTTTTAATCAATCTACCTACCCTGAATATAATTCCAATAGTAATAACGATATGTACCCAGATAAAGAGTCTAATTTCACAGGCTGGGTGATTTAGAAGAACATAATTGTGACAATAAATGAAAAGATACAAGGTAAAAAAAGAAAACATAGAGAAACTAAAATTGTTTTTAAATAAAGTAAAAAATGGCAAACTTGATAAATTGGGGAATAATATACCTAAGTAGTTGGTGGGGGAATGTAAACGAGCCAAACGGTTGGGGAAGCATTTATCCATTTGACGCTGATGGAAGCAATCTAACTGCAGATACTATTTTAGTGTTAGCAGATACAACACAATTAACAGCAGACCAAACAACATATTAATAAAATAAAAGATGGCAAAACAAGTAATAGGAATAGGAACGACAGCTAATGATGGAACTGGAGACCCATTAAGAACAGCATTTACAAAAGCAAACGAAAACTTTACAGAGGTTTATGCAGATGGCTTTACGTCTTATGCTAGGCTTGCTGATGAATTTAAAACAAGTGCAGCTTTAACAACAGAGGTAGATTTTGCAACCGCACAAGTATTTACTAAGACTTTAGTAGCAGCAACTACTTTAACATTTGCAAATACTGGTATAGGTATGGTTAAGGACTTAGTTATTACTGGAGATTTTGCTTTAACACTTCCCGCTGGTACAACGGTTGCTGGTGTTTATGATGGTACTGTCTCTAATTTAATACAAATAGTAGTAACTGGTGCAGCAGAATACTGGTATTCAATCTCAAAAGCAATATAATATGAAAGGAATTTTAGTAAACGGAAATATAAAAACATTTAGCAAGATACCTAGTGTTTGGACTGATGAAAACGGAACGCATTTTAACATTAAAGAAGGCTTTGGTTTTTTAGATGTTGTAACACCTACATACGATTCAAGGGTAGAAGAATTATCTGCTATTAAATTAGTTGGTAATGTTTATACTTACGACGTTGTAGATATGGTTATCACTCAAACTTTGGCGGAATTAAAAACACAAAAAATAGATAACTTAAAAAACTTAATAGGAAGCCAATTAGAAAAAACAGATTGGTTTGTTATTAGGCAAATGGATAGTGGAGAAGTTGCCCCACAAGAAGTGATAGATAGTAGGGCTGAATTAAGAACACAGAGCAATACAATAGGTGCAGAAATAAAGGCTTTAAATACAAAGAAAGCGGTTCTTACTTATGATTTACCAACCTTTAATACTTAATAAATGTTTGGAAAAAGACTAATAAATACTGGTGGTTCACTTGGCTGGAGATATTGGAGATATATAGAGGGAAGTGCAGTTGAAATTCATCATCCAAGAGTTTCAAGAATAGATTTCATTAACAATTCTGGTTCTACTCGTTTAATTACATACACTTCTGACAACTGCTCAGACAGTGGCGATTATGTCATTGGAACGGTATCTATTGATTTAGGTGCTGGAAACGAAGATGTATTTACGAATGCTAGTATTTACTCTGTTTTTGGAGCAGTCGGACGGTCAGCCAACGTAGAGGTACAATACAGCGAAGACAATACAAACTGGGAAACCGCTTTTTCTATAATAATGGCAAATTACGCATATCCATCTGGCTCATCTAGTTGTGGTTTGTTTAACGGATATTTAATATAAACACAATATGACTACTTCTGACCTTAAAATCGCTTTTATAAATGTTATAACATTAGGCTTTAACTTTATGCAGATAGACATAATATTAAAGATATTACTAACAGCGGTTGCTATTGGATACACAAGCCATAAATGGTACTTAATGTATAAAAATAAGAAATGAAAAATATAGTAGAAAGCTGGAAAACAACATTACTAGGAATATTGGTTTTAATAGCTGCTATTACTTATATATTTATTGTACAAGACAGTAAAGTCTTTCAGTTTGCTATACTATTAATTGTAGGTATTGGTTTCTTATTTGCCCCCGATACTATCATAGACGGTTTAAGGTCTGTAATAAAGTCAAATAAAGATAAAAAATTTTAGCCTATTTAGTACAAATATGTATATATAAGCAATAAAAGGTATATACATTAGTTTAAAATTACAAATATGGAATTAACAGAACACTTTAGTAAAGAAGAATTTAATAGTAAAGATGGCGCTGGTATGCCTCAAGAAGTTTGGGCTAACATAAAGATATTAGCTAAGCAATTAGAAGCCCTTAGAAGCGTTTTAAACGCACCTATACACATAACTAGTGCTTACCGTTCAGAACTTCATAATAAGTCTATAGGAGGTAAATTAAACAGCCAGCATTTATTAGGCAAAGCCGCAGATATACAAGTAAAAGGTAAAAGCCCTAAACAAGTACAGAAAGCTATTTTAAAACTTATAAAAGATGGTAAAATGTTAGAGGGTGGTTTAGGTCTATATGAGGATTTTATTCACTATGATATAAGAGGGGATAAAGCTAGATGGTAAAACGCTTAATGTATATTATCATATGTAGTGCAGTTTTGTCTTGTGGAAGTAAAAAGAAAACATTTACTAAGACAGAAAAAAAAATAGAGATAAAAGAAACTGTACTTATAAACCAAAAAAAATCAGTAACAGACTCAAGCACTACATACTTTAACATAGAAACATTAAACCTAGTTTCTTTAGATTCTACACTACCTATAAAAATAATTGATTCTAAAGGCAATACAACAACCTTTTATAATGTTAAAGTACTTACTACCATAAAAGACAAAACTACTCTTAAAACGTCTATAAAAGACATACAAAGCAATGTATTAACATCTACTGCAGATGTAACAACTACCTTAAACAAAGAAGTAAAATCTAAAGTAAAAATAGATACCACTTTTATATATATAGGGATAGGTTTAGTTGTTTTATTTATATTGGCTAAATTCTACAAAAAGTATTTCACAATACTATAAAAACTCCTTTTTTTTTAATATAGAGTATATATGTTTTTTAAACATAGCTATAGTTAATAATTAATTTGCTTCTTATTTCTGTATTTATTTTTAGGTTTATACTCTGTTTTATTTTTAAATATAAACTTAGGTTATAAATTACTAGATGTTTTTTAAACCGTTAAGGCAAAGTTACAAGAAATAAACCACAATACAATACATTTACAACTATTCTTTTTAACAAGTATTTAACAAACTTATTTATACATTTACGTATGAACAAAGAAGAGATACTAAAGATAGCTGCAGACTATCAAAAGACTGTATTAGAACGAATAGATGAAATATTAGAAATAGATGCTATAATGTACCAGAACTTAGGAACGGATAGCACTAAAGCAAATAAAGAAGAAGTAAAAAAAAACAGTAGATTTATCTATAGAACAATAAAAGACTTAGACCCTAACACTGGTAAACTTCTTCTTCAACATCAAGATGGCTATTAAGCGTTCCACAATAATAAAAAAACTAGATGCTATATTTAGCTTATATATTCGTAATTATTACGCTGACTCTAATGGTCAAGTTGAATGTATCACTTGCAAAAGATTTTATCCAGTTGCTAAAATCCAAAACGGTCACTTCATATCAAGAAAGAACTATGCAACGAGGTGGTCGGAGGACAATGTAGCCCCACAATGCTACGGCTGTAATGTTATGCAGCAAGGACAGCAATTTTTGTTTAGTAAATGGATAGACAAAAAGTATGGAGAGGGTTACAGCCAAACAATATTAGAACGTAGTAGAACAACGGTTAAATTCTCTACTCCAGAGTTATTAGATATGATAGATTTATATACTCAAAAGCTAAAAGACTTATTATAATTTAATTTAAAATTTCATAGTGTTTCTTTCTTTTTTTGTTCAGAAATCGGGTGGTGTAAAAACCGCCCTTTTTTGGCTAAAGTGTTAAAGTTTTGTTAAAATTGAAAAACATAGTTTATTA